TGCATAGCGGGCTAGAGAACGCCCACCGCACGGCCATTCTCGAAGAAGGATTGGATTTGACCGTCCTTCAGCACAACGCCCGCGACTCGCAGCTGCTGGAAAGCAAGGGGTTCAGCCGGACGGAAATTGCCCTCTGGTTCGGCGTGCCGCCGCACAAGGTCGGGGACGACTCCCGCACGTCGTACAACTCCCTGGAGCAAGAAAACGAAGCCTACGTAGACGACGGCGGGGGCCTTGGCTTCTGGCTGGCGGCCTGGGAAAGCGAGTGCTGGGCCAAGCTGCTTTCCGAGGAAGAGAAGGCCAACCTTTCGCACTGCGTCGAATTCGACCGCTCGCGCCTCTTGCGGGCGAACCTGACGGCCCGGACGCAATACTACGTCGCCATGCTGCAAAACGGCGTGATGTCGGCCGACGAGGTCCGCGGCGAGGAAGGCATGAACCCGCGGGCCGACGGGGGCGGCACCGACTACATGTCACCGCTGAACATGAAGAGCGGGGCCGAGGGCAACGCCGAGGGCGACCAGCCGCCGGCCGACACCCCGCCGGCGAAGGCCCCGCCGGCGAAGAAGAAGGGCAAGGCCCGCGCCGCCCGCCTCGCCGAGGCGCAACGCGAGGTCCTCGCCGACGCGCTGGGCCGCATGGTGCGACGCCTCGGCCAGGCGGCCCGCCGTTGTGCGCTCCATCCTAGCGCCTTCGTCACCGCCATTGACACCCATGCCGCCAACAACCTTCCCGTTGTCATCGAGGCCGTGACGCCGGCCCTCCGTGCCGCGCAGGTCCTCGGCATCGAGCAATCGGCCGAGGACCTCGCCAGGCGGCTGCTCGACGGTTTCAAGGCCGAGGCCCTGGCCGTCGCCGGCGAGGCGACGGCCGCAACGCTGGCCGCCAAGGTCGAAGCCTTTTGCGTCCGGCTCGAAGGCGAACGGGCCGCCGTCCTGGCCGCCGAGGTCTTCGAGGCCCGCTCGAAACCCAACAAGCCGGCCCGCTCGACCAAACAGGCCCTGGAAATCCTCGCCCGCATGCCCGACGCCGACGCCGACGCCGACAACAAGGGGCGCATCGCCCTGCCCTTCCCGACCGAAGAATCCGCGCTCGAGGACCTCGGCATGACGGCCGAGGACCTGCAACAGGCCGAGAAAAAGGCCGTCAAGCTCCGGGAACTGGTCGGCACGCGCGGGCTGGTCCGGCGGGACCGCGTCGCCGCCTTCGTCCAGGACCCCGAGGCCGAGGGCCAGCTAGGCGGGAACGACGAGGACAAAATGTCCGGCCTCGACGCCGACCGGCCTTACGTCGTTGAGAAGGGCGGCAAGCAATACGTGTACGACGGACACCACCGGCTGACGGCCTGGCATCTGCTGGGGGCCGGCCGGGTCAAGGTCTACCACTACAAGGCGGACTGAACATGGAACGGCGCGTCCTGACCCTCGGCGCTCACCCCCCGCGGCTCGAAACCCGCGTCGGGAGCGATTACCCCTACATCGTCGGCCTGGCCTCCGTCTTCTACCAGAAGGACGACCTCGGCACCGAATACGAGCTATGGAATTACGACGATGATAGGTGTGTCGAGCGGGTCATGCCGGGGGCCTTCGATGAGGTCCTGAAGGCGACCGGCTACGACTGCGCCGCGCTCTACAACCACGACCCGAATATGCTGCTGGGCCGCATGTCGGCCGGCACGCTGACCCTGGAGAAGACGCCCGCGGGCCTGCGTTACTCGATTGCCCCGCCCAACAGCCCATTGTCGCAAGGGATCGTCGAGAGCGTGAAGCGCGGGGACCTGACCGGCTCAAGCTTCTCGTTCACGGTCAAGGGGGACGGGCAACGCTGGATTCGACAGGGCAAGCTCTGCGTCCGCGAGATTCACGCGATTGACCGGCTGTACGATGTCGGCCCCGTGACCTTCCCGGCTTACGCCTCGACGACGACCGGCACCCGTGCCGAGGGCGGCACCGCCGAGGCGAAGGACGCCTTCGACGATTGGCGGAAGCGCGTGCAACAGGCGCAGGCCGCCGCCCGCGCCCGCTGCGTTCAACTCGGCCTCTAAGGGGCAGACATGGCGACCATTGCCAATATGGCCGTGCAGCTGAGCGCCAACGCTACGTCCCTCACGACGGGCCTTCAGACGGCGCAGAAGAAGCTGACGCAGTTCACCGGGTTCGCCGTCGGCTCGCTCGACAAGGGGCTTGTGGCGACGACGAAGGACCTCTTTGCCAACCTCACTTCGACCATCGCGCAGGGGCTCGGCTCAATCCCGATCCTCGGGGCTCCGCTGGCCTTCGTCGCCGGCGCGATCGGGGGCGTGGTCGCCACCGGCTTTGAGCTGCTGTCCTTCCTCCGCAAGACCTGGGGGACGATGAAGGACCTCGGCAAGCAGGCCGCGGGCCTCGGCATTTCCGTTCGGGACCTCTCGGGCCTCCTGTTCGCCGCCGGCCCGGCCGGCGAAGCAATGTTCAACAGCCTCAACCGCATGAATATCAGCCTCGGCAAGGCCCGCATGGGCAGCAAGGAAGCGCAGGCCGCTTTCGGCCGGCTGGGGCTCGACTGGAAAGACCTCGCGCAAATCCCCGTCGCCGAGCGGTTCTACCGCACGGCCGACGCCATTGCCTCGATCAAGGACCCGTCGTTGCAGGCGGCCGCGGCCTTCGGCATCTTCGGCAAGGGCGTGGGGCCGATCCTGTTTCTTCTCAAGCAGGGTTCCGAGGGCCTCAAGAAGTTCAAGGACATCGCCGCGCAACGGGGCTTTCTCTTCGACGAATCGGACGTGGCCGCGGCCAAGCAGGGGGCGAAGGCGCTGGACGAATTGGACCGAACGTTCATGGGCGTGAAAAACGCCTTCGCCGTGGCCTTCTCGCCGATCGCCGCGCAGTTCCTCTTGTGGGTCAACGAGGCGGCCGGCAAGGTCGGCGGATTCCCCGAGCTGTTCAAGGCCATGGCGCAAAACGCCGCCCTATTCCTCGGCGAGGTCGCCGACGCCTTCGCGGCCCTGGTGCTGCGCATGGACGGCTTCATAGCCTCGATCGAGGACGTTATCGGCACGCTGAGGAAGGGCCTCGGCTACGTTCAACTCTTCGCAATGGCGACGCTGGGGCCGCTGACAAGGGGCGGCTCGAAGGGGCCGGCCGAGGGGTTCAAGGAGACGACGACCACCGCGGAGAAGGCCGCCGCCTCGCTGTCGAAGCTCGGGAACATGCTGCGCGGGGCGATGGAAAAGTTTCAGATCATCAAGGCCCCCGACCTCAACGCCGGGGGCCTTGATGAGTACGTGGCCCTATGGGACAAGGCCGGCAAGGTATGGGAGGACATCAAAAGCCCGCTCGACAAGTTCACGGACAAGATGAACGACCTGAACGATTTACTAGGGGCTGGCATTCTGACCTGGGAGGACTACGGCCTCGCCTCGCTAAAGGCCGTCGATGAACTGGACAAGGCGCAGAAAATGCACGCCGCCGGCACCCCGGCGGCCCTGTCGCAGGGGAGCAAGGAAGCCTACAGCGCCATTGCCGCCTTCCGCAGCGACCGCGGGGACGACGCCGGCCGGCGTCTCGAAAACATCCTGACGCAGTCGAAGGCCATTCAGGAACGCCAGGCCCGCGCCGCCGAGGCGACGGCCGAGGCCCTGCAAGAAATCATGGTGATGGGTTTCTGATTTTTTCGGCGCTATTTGCAACGGCTGCTACAAATTTTGTAGCCTCGCCCGCAGACAGTACGGTTTCCGCGGCGGCCCGGCCGACGCCGGGCCGCCGCCTTCCGCAAGCTTCCCACCCGCCGCGACCGGCGGCCCGGCTTGCTGGCGAACCCTTCCCAAGGAATTCGCCGGGAGCCCGCCGGTTTTTCTCCGGCCGGCCCCGGCCTCACCGAGAGGCGAATAACGTGGCCGCAACCCTTTCCGTCAAAGCACTGCGCGAGAAGCTCCCGCCCCTGGTCAAGCGAATTCAGGAATTGCGGGACGTGATTCACAAGGAAGATCGCGCGTTCACCGCCGAGGAAGAAACCAACTGGAAGACCGTCAACAAGGAGTACGACGACCTGACGACCAAGATCCAGATTACCGAACGGGCCGAAAAGGTCGGCAGCGACCTCGAGCGCCCCGCCGGGGATATCGAGATCGGCCGGGACGACGCCGACGGCCGCGAGTCGCAGCGGAAGGCGGAAAAGCAGGCCCGCCGCAAGGCGAAGCTGGCCAAGCGCTCCCTCAAAAGCAAGGGCTGGCTCAGCCCCGACATCAGCGAGGAAACCCGCTGCCTGGCCCTGCAAGCGTGGATGCGGCACACCACCGGCCGCGAGCTGCGCGACGAGCACCGCCAGGCCCTCCGCGACTGCGGCTATGAGAAATCCCTCCAGCGGAAATATCTCGACCTGCACATCCGCGACACCGCGGGGGTTCGCAACTTCCGGGCTGAGAACCGGGCGCAGTTCGTCAACGTCAACACCGCCGGCGGCTACACCGTGCCGGAGGGGTTCGTCAACAACCTGGAAATCGCCCTGCTGGCCTACGCGCAGGTCCGGCAATGGGCCGACGTGATGCGGACGGCGAGCGGCCAGGACCTGCCGTGGCCGACCGTCAACGACACCACCCAAAAGGGCTCGCGCCTCGTCGAAAACGCCACCGTGCCCGGCACGTCCGGCACGTCGAAGGACGTGGTTTTCGGCCAAACAATCTTTCATGCGTTCAAGTACACGTCGAATCTTGTGCTTGTTCCGGTCGAGCTACTCGAAGACAGCGCGTTCGACCTCGCCGCCACCCTCGGCGAACTGCTGGGGATTCGCATCGGCCGTATCCAGGCCGATGATTTCACCTTCGGCCTCGGCGGCGCGAACCAGCCGCAGGGTTACGTCACGGGCGCGACGCAGGGGGTTCAAGCGATCCTGCCGACGGCCCTCTCCGCGGACGACCTGTACAAGCTCAAGCATTCCGTGGACCCCGCTTACCGCGTACAGCCCGGCGTCGGCTGGACGTTCCATGATCAGATCCTCTTGAGCATCAAACTGCTTAAGGACGGGTTCGGGCGCTACCTCTGGCAACCGGGCCTCGCCGGCGGGGTTCCCGCGACCGTGGACAACGATCCGTACTACATCAACCAGTCCATGACTTCGACCATTTCCAGCGGTCAGAAGACCATCGTGTACGGGGCGCTCAAGAAGTTCAAGATCCGCGACGTGTCCTCGATCCGCATGCGGCGGCTCGTCGAACGCTTCGCCGACGCCGATCAAGAAGCCTTCGTCTTGTTCATGCGGGCGGATTCCCAGCTGCTAGATGCAGGGACCCATCCGATTAAATTCCTCGTTCACTAACCGGCCGCGGGGACCATTTTCCCGCCTTTTTCCCGAGGGTTTTCGCATGTCCGCAACCGCCGTGGCGACCGTGAAAGTGACCGCGAAATGCTCCTACGCCGGCCCCGGCTGGAGTTGTGAGAAGGGGGATGAAATCGACGTTCCCCTTGACGCCGCCCGCCGGGGGATCGCCCGCGGCATGCTCGCCGAGCACAAGGACCACCCGTTGCCCAAGCCCTCGAAGGAAGAGGCCGAGGCCGCCCGCGTCGTCGAGGTCGCCACCATCAACGCCGGCACCGCCGAGGAACCTCGCTACAAGCATTTTGAGAACAGCGCCCAAGTCCGGCCCGTGACCCGCAAGTAAACCCGGCCTCGCGCCGGTCTAACGGAGAAAGACCATGTCTCTCGCCAACATGCTTACGGACGCCAAATGGACCAAGGTTTCCAACGGGGCCGCGGCCGGGACAACCGCCGTGAACTCGACCCACGTTGACATGACCGGCTTCGACGCCGTGATGTTTCTTGCCGACCTGGCCGCCGTCGTGGACGGCTGCATTCTGTCGCTTCAGGCGCAGGACGGGGCGCTCGCCAACGACTCCGACCAGGCCAACATTACCAACGCCGTTACGCCGACCTTCACGGCCGCGACCTCGTCGAACACCGCCATGATCCTCGACGTGGTCGAGCCGCAAAAGCAGTTCGTCCGCGTCGTGCTGAACCGGACGACGCAGAACGCCACCGTGAACAGCATTTGGGCCGTCCAGTACCGAACCAAGGTCAAGCCGACCGTTCAGCCGGCGGCCTCGATCCTCACCAACGCAACCCTCGTCGAGGCGACGAGCTAACCGGCCCCGTTGCCCCGAGGTCCTGAAGGAGGGTTCAAGCGATGGCACAATTCAAAGAAACCGGCCACCACCCGCAACGGTCCTACGTGGACCAGCAAGGCGGGTTTCACCCCAACGGCGCGGCCGAATACGACGCCTTTGACAACCCGCTGGCGATGCAAGTAACCATCTCCGCGGCCCCCAACGGCGCGAACGTGACCAACATTACGTTTCAGCTGAAGGACGGCGCGGGAAACAATTGCGCCGAGGTTATCCCCCTTGACATCTGGCTGTCGGACGCGGCAACCGGCATCGGCCTGACCGCGAGCACCGCCAGCGGAGCCGTGCAGGCCGGGACCTCGGGGACCGACCTCGGTGCGCTGACCGTCAAGAAGGCGCTCCGCAGCATCACCGACGCGACGGGCAAATACATCCTGTCGATCACCGACACCGTGAAAACGCTGTTCTTCCCGTGCTGCACGATCTCCGGCACCGGCAAGATTTTTGTCGGGGCGCAGCTGATCACGGCCAACTACGGCTAATCCGGGGGGTGAGCCGTGCCGCGCGGCCTGACGATCCTAACGCCGCCCGCCGGCGAGCCCGTGACGCTGGCCGAGGCGAAACTGTTCGCCCGCGTCGATATCCCCGACGACGACCCGTTGATTCAAGGTCTGATCACCGCGGCCCGGCAATATATCGAGGAAACGTACAACCGCACCCTGGTTAGTACGGCGCGGATGAGCACCATTGACCGCTTCCCGCGCTACAGTTCCAGCGCGGTTTGGCAATATAATTCTGACGCAATCTGGCAGCAAAGATTGCCTGTCACGCAGCTATCCGGGCAATGGTATCCCGACCGCGCCTCGATCCGCGTTACCCGGCCGCCCTTACAGGCCGTAAGCCAAATAACGTTCGTAGACAACCTCACGCAAACGCGGATCGCGGTTGACCCGAGCGTTTACAACGTGGACACGACGACCGAGCCGGGCCGCGTCGCACCCGCCTTCGGCCAGATTTGGCCGATCGTTCAGCAACAGCTAGCGAGCGTGCAAGTGTCGTTCGTGGCCGGCTACGGCCCCGTTACCTCGATCGCCCTAAGCGTGACGAATGGAATTCAGACCGTCACCCCGGCGAGTATGTTCGGGATCTATCCGGGGACCCTGCTCCAGATAGACCGGCTCACCGTGCCTTCCGTCGCGGAAACGATTGTCGTTACCTCCGTGACCTCGACGACCTTTACCGCGACCTTTGCGAAGGCGCACCAGGCCGGTTGCACCGTCGAGCCGAACGTGCCGGAACAGGTTCGGCTGGCGCTCAAGCAACTCGTGGCCTGCTGGTATGAGAACCGCGAGGCCGTGCAAATGGGGACCTTTAACAAGGTGCCTCTGGCGACGGAAAGCTTGCTCGCCGCCATCTGGCCGGGGGAATACGAGTAATGGCCAACGTCTACGTTCGCGCGGGGAAGCTGCGGCGGCGCGTCGAGGTGCAGGCCCTCACCGCGCCGGACCCGGCCAACGCCTACAACGAAAAGCCCCCGACGAACTGGCAGACGATCGCGTATCGGTGGGCTCAGATCGAGCCGCAAAAGGGCAACGAGCCGTTCCAGGGGAGTCAGGTTCAGCCGGACACGACGCACAAGATCACCCTGCGGTTCTTCCCCGGCCTCTCGACG